TCAAAATCTGCCATTTCAATCTTTCCTTTAAATTAAGCTGCCCAGCTACACACTGGGGGTAGGTTACTTATTGGATTTTAATTTTGCTCTTATGTCTGACATAGTAATTACTGTCTTGCCAGAATTATTTACTCTCTTGCCCGGATGCTTTACAAAATTGCACTTCTCAAGATACGCATCATGATCAGCATAGTTATCAAATACAGGCTCACCTTGCGGGGTCACCTCTATATCTGGGAACAACCTTTTATGCTCAGGTATCTGGTCAATGGCCATAGCCATCGAAGCAGATACAATGGGCTTATCATATCTATCAGACGCTGCATGTGGCAGGTCAGCCTGAAAGTCACGATCCATTGGAATCGTACATCTCTTGCAAACTACTATTCCGTCAGACTCAGACATAGTCTTGACTACTTCTCTTGCGCCCCCACACTCAGGACACTTAAATGAATACATCGGCATGATCAACCTCCGTAAATCTTTTTCATCTTCTTGCTAACCTTCTTGGTAAGCGAAACCTCACTAGCTGCCAGTTGTTTTTGGGCAGCTGCTTCCATAGCAGCATCAGCAATTTTCTTGACCTCAATAACTAAAGTCTTATAGTATTTTTGGTCACCGTTCTCAAGCTTCTTGGCTTCTATAAGTTTCTCAGCATCACGCTCAACGTCCCACTTATCATAGCCATTGATCTTCTTAGAGCTTGGACTGTCAATCCCGCATCCACTCATTAGTTACCTCGCATCTTTTTGATCTCTTTGTCAGACAAGCCAGCTTTCTTAAGCTGAGCTGTAGTCTTCTTGGTGCGCGAGGTACTCTTCGGACTGGCCTTTTTCTTCTTGGCCTTAGCGAGCTTAGCCTTTACAGCTTTAAGCCTGTCCTCACGATTCTCCTGCTCGGCTTGCTTTGTCATGGATTCACCAGACAGATAATACTTGACACCCTTCTTAAGTCTGGATACCCAGTTTCCTTTTTCTTTGGGCTTGGCCTTTGCCTTTTTGCGCTTTTTGCGCTTGCCCATAGACTCAATGTCTTTCTCTAGGTTGTACCCCTTTTTAGCTTTCTTCGGCACATACGCCATTTCATCTCCTTAAAAAGTTTGCTGTGCTTCGCCCGCTGTAGCTTGCTGATCCATATTGGTCTGCTGCTGCTGCGAGTCTGCCATTTTAGGCGGGGTTGAAAATCCTTGCCCCGACTGTTGCTGACCACTTTGCCCGGCTTTACCCGGATTCTGTGGTCCCATTTTCATCATGATCTGCATCTTCTGGTTGAACTCAGGATCATCAAACCATGCCTGTACATCTTGTGTAAGTCCCTGTGCTTCTGCAAGCTGTGTCAGGCAGCGCTGTACGTTAAATGGTACACCCATCTGCATTGACACCATAGCTGCTTGCATAACAGCTGGCATAATACTTACAGCAAACTCAGTCATCAAGCGCGCTCTCTGCTGCGGATCAACTGGAGCTAACGACTTAGCCCTAAGACTAAAGTTAAAGTTCCAGAAGTCACCCTGCCTCTGTTCAGGAGTAAGGGTAAGCTGCTGATATTCGCCACCAGTCGATCTCTTAATCAACGGTAAGTTGATCAGTGGATCATTGTGGAGATACCATGCCATCTTCTTATTGACCTCAGCGGTCTGATCAGATATAATTCCACGGGCGTCCTGTATGCCCAATGCGGAGTTCGATTGCTTGATAGAAGCTTTGGTAGCAGTCTCACGTCCACCGCCACTGGAGTCCTGCCCAGCCACTGTGTCAGGGTCACCAGCCATGTAGTTAAACCACGTATGGAACTGCTGAGTCATCTCCTGATTCTTCTGGCTCGCGCCTCCCCAAGACATAACCCTCATAGCATCCGGATCAGTTACTGCAACTGTGTCACCATCTTCGGCATCTACCATATCCTGAGCTTCATCAGCTGCTGATGGCTGGTACGCCAAGACATCTTTCTCCCGGTCAGCCTGTTCCATCATTCTCTTGAATGTCCTATTAGCTATCTTATGTAAGTCATGTACATTAGCTACAGGCGCGATTGGCAGCGGATTACCCTGAATTGGAGGGGTAAACGACAGAAACGTGAAAGGCCCATCAGCTGGCCCGTAGTAGTCTTCCACCCTAAGATACTTGGGTAGGATGATCTGGCGGGGATCGGGCGTTGTGACCATAGCCTGAGCTTCAGGAACCCATGATTCAACGACATCCACATAGTCCTGAAGCGTATATACCTCAGAAGCTGCTGATCCCTGCTTAGTCATATTGTCTACTCTACTTGTCTCATTGAATCTCGATACTGGTAATTTCATAACCATGTCATGGTCATAACCTTCTGTATCAAGTAGTATCTGCCTTGGGACTCTCGTCCTGCTACCCAAGAAAGATGCCTTCTGAAACGAGTTACATATAGGATCAAACACAAAATCATCAAGGTCAACTAGCTCAGCATACACCTGACCGGGATCGATCAGTTGATCACCATACTGGATCATGCATTCCGCTGAGGAAAGGCTGACTTTAATAATACCAAATGCAAAGAAAGCAGAAGCAATCCACCCTCTTAGCACCTCTTTAAGTTTGAGGTCCTTATCAATCTGATCCAGCGCAAGCCCTAACATTTCAGTGTAAGGCTTATGCACAAGGTATTTCGAGGTTACCTCGTTTATTGGATTGCTCGTAACCAATGCTGGTATGAAAGCGGATAAGGTTTTGAACATCAGATTTAGAGGTTCATCTCCAGTTTGCCCCTTCGTGGAACGATAATATTGTCCAGCGAATTGCTTCATGAACATTGCTCTGGCCTTGCGGTACATATTTATACGCTCAAAGCCATGCTTAAGCACACTCTGAAATTTAGCTGGGGTCACTTTTGCTGGCATGGTGCCTCCTTTATCTACTAGTTAAAATCGAAAGAACCACGCCAACTGCGGGATTTCTTTTTCTTCTTCATTTTTGCTTTCTTCCTTGCGCCCACTGACCCCGGTGCAAAGCCCGGTCCTGCATGCTTTGTCTTGCCGAACTCTTTAGAGTCGATGGTAAGCGCATCAGCTATGACTACGTCACCATGAGTCTTCTTGGCAGATGCATTCTCAGATACAAGTTCAGCGGGTCCTATGCCCCCGTCCTTATAGTTGATATACATCTCCATCTCTCCAAGGCCAAATATACTGTGGTTGATATAACCACCATGAGCTAAAGCCCTATCATATTCAGTTAGAAGCTCAAACTTGCTGTCTCTACTTGAGTGCCAGCCATACTTGCTGAGCTTTTTAGTTCCCCTGTCACCCTGTTTGTCCATGTAATAGCAGTAAGGGTAAGTGAAAGCTTTAACCATCTGCTTGCCAAAGTCAATACCGGGGCCATTCTTTTCCCACTTAATAAACGGTAAGCCCTTCGGTTTCCTTCCACCGCACCATATAGCTAAAGCAACCGCTACACGCGCCATCTCAAACGGTGGAGTATTAGCATCGCGCCATTCAGCAATCTTCTCACCTGTCTCTCTGCACTTGATAGAGATAACAGAGTTAGATGCACCCTGACCTTTACCAATGTCGCAGCCAAATACATATGTTTTAGTCTGGTCTGGCCTATCAAGGCTAAGCTTGCACCACACACGTAGCGGTCCATTCTTGCCTCTCGTAATCTTAACAGCTTTGTAGTCCTTGGTCTTGATCTTCTGGAACACAGCTGAATCAGCAATCTTCTTATCAAGATTTATGTGATACCTATACTTAGGCTCACGCCCGTACAAAGCTGTATGCTTCTTGATGTTGTCAAGGGTAAAGAACAGGTCACCAGACTCGGTATCTTTCATGTCGATCTCACGGGCCATTTCTTTAGGTGACCTGCGTTTCTCTTCTACTTTATACCACGGTGACCTTATGTGCCATGCGCCATTATCGTCTTGCCACACCATACGACCAGCGCCCTTTTCAGGATGCTCCCACCATGCTAACTGGAATACTTCAATCTGTCCTGACTTCTTCCAGCGCGCATATTCTGTACCCGGACCAGCCGGGGTGGAGTTTACAATTCTAAACGGAGAAACGTCAGTGGTCGATGATCTTATAAGCGATCCTTTTTCCACTTTAGCAAACTCATCAAGCAGAACAATCTTACGCCTGTCACCTGAACCTGCGTTTTCCGTTGTAGATTCTCCATCGATACATGAACCGTTGAGAACATTTTTCATGTGCATCTTGGTTCTATACTTACCGCCCGGCAAGGCCCCCGGAGGAACCATCCATTCAGGCAGCCATTGATTTATGTAATCATGCTTTTGAAATAGCGCCTTCATGTTGCCCGGCTTATCAACATAGTCTTCAGTTCGTGACATCTCTAATAGCTGAGACTCATCAATGAATAACCATACCCAGTGCATGAAGTCAATACCACACCAGCTTGCTCCCATGTCACGTGACTTGTCAATCAGTATATCTTTGGGATGGCTCAGCCTATGCAGAAACTTATTAAACAATTCGTCCTGTATGTTCCACGTTATAAAAGGTACGTGTTCATACTCAACTACTGTCTCACGACCTGTGATGGGGTCTACTTCCTTCTGGTGATACGTCCATGCAAATGCATTGATCCAGAACAGAAGCGACTCACCGCACAAGCTCATGAGGTCCTGCTGTAGTATAGGGTCGTTCTCAGCCTTTGTCAATAGGTTGCCACGCCATTCGACATTCTCCAGCTGATTCTTCGGCACCATAAGGCCCGAATGTGGGCACTTCCAATACTGCTGTTCATCTGGGAATGGAGTCTTAAGGGCTGGCCTAAGTAGTGTGTCCATCATCTTTTAGTCTCCCGGCTGCCATAATTCGTTTTAGCCCCTGATCTGAAACCTTCTTAGCAGTTGACGGTCTGTCATCAGAGTCATCAACAGCGGTGGGCGCGCGACCTTCCATTCGATCCATAAGAAGGAATGCAATTTTCGCATCAGGCTGGTGCTCTACTTTCTTTACTGCACCATCCTCGGTAATTATTACCTCTACGTAACCCAGTGCGAGCTTCCACAGGTTGCGGGCAAGTGCCTCTGCCTTAGTAGCCATGCGATCATCTTCTGAGTCGCAGTTGCCTTTAAGGAACTCAGTGTTCTCTTCTGCGATCTGTCGTATGAACTTAGACAACAGTCGGCCAGCTTTCATTTTACTTCCCATTGATAGCCTTTGCCTCTCTGACCTTAGCCTCCATGTCCAATAGGGCGTAGCTCATCAGAATATCAAGGTAGTCAAGGTCATCTTCAATACCCTTAGCACTGGGTATGTGAGTACCATCGTGCTTGGGCATTAACTTGTTCATCATTTTTACTAAACGTAATTGTAAATCTTTCTGCTTCATATTAAAACCCCCATCCCTCACGTAAAAAATCTCCTGACATGTTACCTTCTATATCAGTAGCCACCATAGATTCAGCATCACCATCAAGCGCAGACGCAGCATCAAAACTTCCTGCTGCAAATACTATATCGGTAAGTTGGCCAGCTAATGTAGATACTGCGTCAAAGCTGCCAGCTGCTAAAGCGACTAAACTAGCGTCACCACCCAGCGTAGAAATAATGTCAATGTTACCCGCACCGGATGCAGCTAAACCGCTGTCACCAGTAAGAGCAGAAATAACGTCAAAGCTGCCACCTACCGATGCAGTCAAGTCACCACCACCATCTAGCGTAAGCACGGCATCGAGGCTACCAGCAACACCAGCATCACCGACCTTAAAAGCGGTGCCATCTAATCCAGACGTAGCTGAAGCGCTCCCTTCTGCCGATGCGGTCAAGTCAATGCTTCCGTCTAGTGCAGACGCAACTGAGAAAGTCCCACCCGGTCCGACTAGCAAAGCCGTAGCGCCTACAAATGAAGACTCGGCTATAACAGTAGCAGCTGCACTCGCTAATACGGCAGCTTTACCACTTAACGTGGAAGCAGCGTCAACAGTAGAAGCTGCAAATACAGCTATGGCAGCTGTACCAGTCATAGTAGAGACAGCGTCTGTGTTACCTGCTGCTTCTACTTCTATTGGACCAGTATCTTCTTCACCGACTATTATAAAATACGTATCAACGGAAGGTATGCTACCCCAGCTGTCACCACCGTCAGTAGAATTGACCAAGAGTCCTTCAGCATAAACATTTGTATTTTGATAGCTAAAGGTCATGGAGCCTTCGTCACTGCTCATAGCGAATGCGTATTGGGTATCTGCTTCCAAGGCACATGGGGCCGGGAACACAAACGTATGATCATTTTTTTCTTCAGGGATCAAGGAACTGGCTATGGTGGCCGTGCAGAGTTCAGTGCCAGTAGGAAGTCCACTGTCAGTCTCGTATATTTTTATATACACATTTCCCGGTGTACCAGCGTACCCTATGTTAGCCGTTATCTTAGTGAGTGAAATCTCATCGTGGTTAAGGAAGGTGTTACCCCATGCCTGATTCACACCTATAAACGCACTGGTGCTTATTAAAAGCTGCTCAGCAATAGTTATGTCTGCCATGATTAGCCCCTTCATTAAAATGTTTAAACTAATAATCGGACGTTACCATATTGCAGATAACGCCCGGTTGCTAGTTTATCCAGTTACAATAATTAGTCAAGCGTAGCAACAATATTTCCAGCTGCGAATACGATAGCATCGCCATCGCCAACAGTCTTAGATGCAGTCAAGGTTCCGTGTGCCAGAATGTTACCAGCTCCATAAGATGCTGAGTCGATCAGAACAAAGTGAGTAATCGTGCCCCATGATCCTGATGCTGTAGCAAACGTGATAGCATTGGCATTGTCAATAGAACCACCAGACGCTGCGTTCCAGTCACCACCGACTGTAGACTTGCGTGAATAGTTGGCAGTGTTGGCCACTTCGCTCATTGAAGCACCAGTGCCAGCGTCAGTAGGATCAGCTGTGCACAGTGCTATCCAAACTGTCGGCAGGGTAAAAGCTGTCTTGCCTACTATCAAATCTAATACTTTATCTTCTGCATAATCACTGAATGATCCCATCTTAATTTCTCCATAAGACATAAATTTTAGAAGCATCAGTCCCACCGTGGAACCGTAGATACTTTAAGTTACTAACTGGTATAGGGAACAATATGTTCTGAAGCAGTAAGAAATCACTAGCTTCTGCTGCTGTTTCCTCCTTATCAATCTTCATCGCAACATCATTGGCAGGAGTCCACAACATACATGATCGACACTCCTGATCTGGGCCAGCTGCCACGTTGCTAGCAATAACGAGAAGTATGCTTCCACCGTCATTACTGTTGCCGATGATCGGCCCAAGGTCGCTGCCGTCTGTGTCTACTAGTTTAACATTAGCCTGAGTCATTAGAAATCTTCTCCAGGTAGCAGTATGCTACTTTTCTTTTTCATTTTCGTGCACAGTACAGCAGTGCATTCATTAACGAACTCTTCGCGCGACATGTCTTTTACTTCCAGCTGGTCGTACGTTTCGCTCAACATTTTTCTTGCGGTCGCCAATGGCTTTGCGTTTTGGTGGCCCTTTGGTTTGCTTGGTAACATGACGTGCTCCTTTAAATACAATTAGTTCTCTGTAGAATCTATGCCACACAGCAAGAGCAGCTTGCTTAGTAGTGATCTGAAGCATTGCACCCTCCGCTTCTTCATTTTATACTTGGCACCCTTATGGTAAAATTCAGCGTCAACGACTTCTTTTTTCTTTTTCCTTTTTTTCTTTTCACCTGCTAACTCCAATACCATAGGTGACAGGCAGTCTGCACAAATGTAGTCGTTCACTTTATAGCAGCCCTGCGTATCTTCCATTAGAATAATTAGCGCGACCTTGCCACAGTTGGGGTGGCTGCACAATAGCTTACCACCCATTACTCGTCTCTTGGTCATAACTCTACCCCCAGACAGGACTGCACCAACTTCCTCATATCGTTCAGGTGATCTTTGGTCGCGCCAAGCTGGCCAACATTTCCTTCACCGCTGTCAGGGCGAAACCCTAAGTTCCACAGGTCCTGAAATAATTTCTGTACCGCATCTTCTTTTAGCTGGAGAGGTGGAGGGGTGACATCTGTTTGATACAGATCACTGCTACCGATGACATCTTTTATCTCTACGTTGGTAATCCTACCAGCGAGCTGACCCTTGTGGTCAAACACATCACCGTAAAAACCAATGAGCCTTGGCCCACCATACATTCTTACTGGTGTCAACTCTAAGTTTTCAAGTGGTCTTAAATCCATGATCTTCTCCTTGAACAAAATAAAGCACCCAGAGGGATTCGAACCCTCGCACTGCACATTGGAAGTGTGCTGCTCTGACCACTGAGCTACAGATGCATGGTCGGGGACAGGATTTAATGCATTATACCTTGCCTCCTGTCCCCGTATGTAAGCCGGGATATTTTCGCTCACCATCGTCAACTAGTGGCGCGCCCGGATATAAATTATTCTTCAAGCAGCGGGCACTCGTCATCGATGTGACCCACTGGATACTGTGTCCATACTATTGACTTCATAAATCCTCCGTTGGCCTAAAGCCTAAGCGCCATAGAAAACCTGTGATGTCCCGACTTGTCTTATCAACTTCGACTTCTCCTCTGCTCCAGTTACAAGCATGGAGTGCTTCGTGTATTGCCACGCGCAAGCTTTCCTTATCAGATAAATTATGCCAGTCAATAAATAACGTGGGAATTTTAGGGTGTGGCTCTTCACAGTAACCTAAACAGGATTGGAAATCTATCTCGTATTTCGTTCCATTGAACGTATGTGTTTTTATAGCCATATCGAATCCTTTAGGTCGCTGCTGTTTGAAAGCCTTTTGTTAATACCGCATAGTAAGCTCCAATAAAAAAAAGTCTTGGTACATATATAGCGTTTTATTAGCCGATCTTGCAATATATTGGGAAAAATATTATTATTTTTTTGTAATACCCCATATATGTAGTGAAATGGCCATGTTTTACTACACATATATGTATATTTGTTTACAGCGTGTACATATGCGCGGGGTCGTGTACACATTTTCCCATTATGTCCACATATCCTACATAGGAAACTATAGTGGGCTAAGAAGATCTACGATTGCCACGATAGGTACAGAAAAAATATCATGTCTGGGTTCCTAGTAGGGGGTCCCGGCGCATGCATGGCGTGATGGGCAAGGTGGCACCGGGGGGGAGGTCCGATAACATGGGGAAGGTCCGGTAATACGTGCGATCCGACTGCCATATTGACCTGCCATTTTGGCATGCACTGCCATATTGACATGAAGATCAGTGTTATTATGGGTCTGCCATTATGACAGTCTTATAATAGTGGCTGTTATGCATCTAGTAGACCTATATAAGCCACGATCTACTACCATAATGGTAACGATTATGCTGTTTATGGGGTCTA